AATTGCCTAGATTATGTGTATATCCCAGTGTTACTGATACTTTTGTATTTTTATTTTCTTCCATACCCCACCTTTTCTATTATTAAATATTCTCTGCCCAAACAGGAATAAATCTGCCATCCTCTGTCTTCGTATATGTAAGTATACCGTCACCCATGCGCCTTGTCAATTCTTGGCTTGTAGGTGTCATATTATTTGTTATAAGTCCATCTTTTCTTGGTTGTCCTATATGTATAGTAGCCAGTATAGCACGAATCTCCTTAACCATGCTTTCTGAATAATATGATCTAATTCTAAAACCACGCTCTCCATTTAACTTAGCCCCAACTGGTGGCGGGATCATTCCAGTCTTAATTAACTTAGGCATATACTTTCTATGACGATTAATTAATTTAGCAGTCTCTGCTACTGTATATGCACGTTCCCTGTTTTTTCTAAAGTCAGCACGAAGACAAGTTTCAAGTCTATCTTTTGTAATATTATAAACAGAAACAAGTCCTGTGGATCTTGAACTATGATGAAGTCTAACTAAATCACCATTAAGAAACCATATTTTTTGATTACCCTTAATTACAGTGGCGTTATTGTATATTTCGCCCTGAATAATTCCTTTGCCAGTAACCATCTTCCCTGTTCGCTTTCTGTCGGTGGATGAAAAAATGATCTTGATCCACAGACCATACAATAAGTTTCCATGTGTTGCAAACTACTATATTGTCTATCAATAAAGAGTCTGCCATTGCATTTTTTGCAATAAAGCATTTTTTATTTTTTATCCTTAGTTTGGAATTCCAACAATAATTAAATTTACTGCTAGAGATAAATTACCAGATGCTCCAAATCTTACAGCACCTTCAATTCTAGATGTAGTTACAGTATTTAAAACAACGCTAATATTTTGTCCTGCTGGTGTTTGTCCAATATTAACTGGTGTTGCTGTAACAATTGGAGGGTATTTAAAGTCGCTAAGATCATATGTAAAAGTTTTTTCGTTTCCAGCAGTAACAGTTGCATCACTGTAAATAGGAACATATGCACCAATTATTCTGGTTTCTGATGTTTTTGTATTTTGTTTACCTGCAGTTACAGTATCTATAGTTGTATAGTTATATGTTGCAGATGATACTTGTGTGGATAAATCATTTACAGCATCAACAAGTGAATATAAATATGTAACATCAAGGGGTTGCCCTCTTTCTGGTAGCGGTACTTTAGCCATTATTTCCTCCTATTTGATTATACCAAAACTTCAATGCCTGAATCATATATTTCAAGACCTGCATTTAATACTTTACTTGATGATTCAACCTGAATAATAACACGAACATTTGTTACTCCAGTATTAATAAAAGAATATGTGTGTATTGGAGATGTTCCATGGTAGATTGGGGTAGTATTATCAAACCCAACAAAAATATCATATTTTGGTCTATTTAATTCATCATCCCATACCGCAGTGGTAATTGTTTCCGTAATTTGCAATGCTCCAGTAACTGGCACAATAGATTCATCTTCAACAATATTTATTGGGGACCATTGAGAAGTTCTGTTTTTATCATCAGAAACAATTCTATATCTAAAGATATATCCAATACTATCAGAGTCTATTGCTGGTAATGATGCCTTTTTAATAATTACCTTTTTAATACCTGAATCAGCCATTATGATTGTATTCCGCCAGAAACGTCTACAGAAAATCTAAATTCAATATAATTATTTGTGTTAGGATTTTTAATGATTGGCGATGCATCTGCGTTCTGAATAACTGAATATCCAGTTAATCCATACAATGGATTTACTGTTGCAATATTTTCTAATCTTAATGAATCTAAAGCAACATAATAATCTGGCGATGGAACTAATGATGGGCCACTATCTTCTTCAAGGACACATGCGTATATTTTAATGTTTGTTACTGCATCCCATGTAAAGTTTGCACTTCTATATAATTCTTGAAGTTGTTTGGTTACAACAAAATATCTTTCAGTGGAAAAGTCATACGCTCCACCACTACTATCATCTAAAACTTCCGCTTCAAGTCTTGCAAATTCATCTCCATTCGTAGAGGCAAACTCAACAAGAACTCTTACTGTATGTGGAACTAAGGCTGAGTCTCCATCTTTATTTATTAAAGAAAATGCTAAACGTAATTCATCTGTAGGAGAGTTTTTGTTAAAATCAATTGTCGTTCCAGTTAGACGTATATAATTAGAATCTTCTTCAACTACAAAATGATCTAGTGTTGGACCGCTATCTTCACTAATTGTAAGATGTGCTTCGTCACCTTGAATCATAATAATATTATTTAAAAATCTTGGCCTTTCATATCTTTCGGCTCTGTTTGTTTTAAAAAATATTGGATTATCAGATGCGGTTTGAAACACAGGATCTTCAATTGCAATAATGTTATCATTTTCTGGTTGATCAAGTGCTGATAAAAATGTATCAATTTCTACTGCTGCGCCTATAGATTGATATTCCCAATTTTCTGTTTGTGTAAAGGCAAATACAGTTTTACTATCATATGCACCAGCAGCGGGATTAAAGCCTGCTGAATAAATTCCTACTTCTGTTATTTCATATCTTTCTTCTGTAGGTAATTCTGCAGTTAATACAATTTTGTCTATACCGCCTTCATTAACAAAACCTCTTGAAGAAATTGGTACACGAAACATTTCAAAATCTAAATTATTTTTTGTTGAGTAATCGCCTAACTCATCTCCTGTTGCCAACGGGGTAGCCCCACAACCAACAGCCAAATATGAAGCATACGCTGGAGCCTGTCCAAGCAGGTATTTAGCAATAATATTTTTACCAGTATTAGTTATCATGATGCATATTCTCCAAGGTCTGCCTCATATATTGTACCACTTGTGGTTATTTGTGTCTCTACTTGTTCATCATTGTTTAAATTAATAAACTCAATAACCAAATCTCCTAATTCATTTAAATAAACATTATTGCCGTTTGCCCCATTGCCTTCTTCAGGAATTTTATTTTCTAATTTAATGGCAAATCCAGCAAAAAATTTATCAGAAGTTTTTTGTAATCCAAGAATGTTGTTTGGATTGTATTGTTGTTGTATTGCAGATAAATTTTTAATTGGCTGATATGATATTTTTTGTCCATTAACAATGTCAGACCTTGTTATGCTTAATAGTTCTTGACCGCCAATATCTTCAAATATTAAATCAGCCATTACCTCTATTGGCACTGCTTCTTCGTCAAACAAAACGGTATCTATTGGTGCTGTTTTAACTGGAGCAGTTTCTACAGAAAACATTCTCATTGCTGGTGTTATTTCTGGTACTGCTGGAGTTGCTGTAATTGATGCAGATCCTAAACTACCGCCAGAAACAATTATTGGACTTCCTCCCCCTCCTGCTCTTGCTTTATTTTCAGACATAGTCTTAAGAATTCCTGCACTAGTTGCAGATAAATCATTTGGATTGTATACAGAACCAAACTGTTCTTGAGTTAACCGATAGGCGCCAGTGACGTCTCCATAATACGGAGTCATTTGTACTTGTCCAGGTTTGGCTACACCAACAGACTGAAACCCACCTCTGTCTGGAGCAAGAGAAGTGTCAAAATTATATACACCACCACTTTTTGTAATTCCCTTTGTACTTTCAAAACCAAGGGCTTTTGCTTCAGCAAGTGTAACCTTTTGCGCTGTTTGTGATACTCTATCTTTAAAAGCACCCATTTTATACCTCCGCTAAATAAACAGTCATATCTGGACCATTTATTTTTCTTGTGTAGTCAATATTATATACTACAAACTTAGACCCTGTAGATGTTACCAAGTCTATGTTATTAGAATCTTTATAGTTAATATTTACCATATCACCTAATTGAATTGTTGGAGTTGCAAACATCTTTATACCAATAGATTTTTTAGGTTCCATTAATTTATCAATTAACCAACCCATTAAACTTTCTGCGTCGTCTTGTGTTTGAATATATGGGCTTTCTAAAGTAAATTCATTATTTCCATAAATCATTCTACTTAATTTAATATTATCAAACTTTTGTTTTTGTACTAATGTAGATGTAATTAATGAAGATCCAGTTAGTTCAGGATTAGCAAAATTGCTTTTCTTTTTAAAATAATTATCAACAGTAAGTTCATGTGTTGTATCTTGTGTAAATGTTATACCTTGAATTCTTAAATAGTTTCCCGTAGTTTCATCAAGATTTAATGCTGTATCTGTAGAGTTAAATATTAAAAATTCTGCCCCATAAGAGTCTGCGTAAAATCCAGATACGGTATATGTTTTAATTCTATTAAAGGTTGGAGATAACTGAGCATAAAGAGCAGGGTATGCACGATCATATTTTATATCAAAATAAGCACACTCTCTCATAATAGTGCCAAACTCTTCAAAATACATATTGTATTTAGGTGGTTGTTGAGAACTTATGCCAGATAGGTAAGTTGATTGAACTACTCCGCTCATTGCATATTTTCTAAATGATTCGTTAATGTTTATTACATTATCTCCAAAAAGATTTGTCTTGGTATTAAAGGTTCCAGACTCTTCTGTTTGTCCAAAAGTTTTAGGAATTATTTCAGACAATGTTGACACTGTATTTTGTGAATAATTTGCAGATAATGCATAAACATTTTCAAACATACATCTAGAAGATCCACGAACAAATGGAGCCATGTTATTGTAGGTTGGGAGTGGGTCTTCGTCATCAACAATCTTAATTAATTTATTATTAATGTATAAATAAAATCTTCTGATTTTTCCTATATCTTCGTACTCTATTGCTAAATCATATACAGTTGGATTTTCTTCTGCAGTAGTTCTATACTGTCCAGTAAATCTTCCATCGTCAACAATAATTTTTGATAGTCCACCCCAAAGTTTTATTGGAATTGCTTCATTGTTAGATGCATTTTTTTTAATTTTATAAAATACAATATTGTTAATAGATATATCAGATTCCCCTTGATTATTTAAATTTAAGTAAGAATTTATATTTTCTTCTGTTAACGCAACAATCTCAAAATAATATCCATTGTTTGTTTCTGGATTAAGAAGAACTGCTAGACCTCCAGATCCACCACCAATGGATACTGGTTTGTCTGGTTGTGCTCCAGAAACTTGATAGTATGTTGTACTTCCAGTTGGCGTTTGAGTACGGTTTTCATTGTTTTCAATTTTACCAACAATTCTTACTCTTGTGCCAAAATGTTTATATGCATTATCTAGTTCTTTGTAAACATAAGAAACTAAATTAATTGGTGTTTCTGTTGTTGTAAAGGATGGACCATTCATTACTAAAGCAGAAGACTGAATTGTTCCAGATTGGGTTGATAATGTGTTATTGGTTGAAGTTTCTGTCAAATGACTTGATGACATAAAATTCTTTATTGTTCCGCCTCTAGATGTTTGTCTCGCCTTTGTGTTATTAACTCCAGCAGCCCCTACAGTAGTTGCTGGTAACGAAATATCTTCTAATAAATTAGTTGTAAACAAATATTGAGATTGCATTTCACAACCTTTTATATAGTCGTTATTTGACCAATATGGACTAATACCAGCAGTATGCTCTGTAATGATTGTCCCAAATTGTGCACGACCATGTTCGGATACCGCTCCATTTTGTAAACGAGTTATTCCATCAACTGTTTCATAGTAAGGAACTGTATAGATTCTTATTAAGCCTGTTGGATATATTTTTCCATTAAAAGGAAGGGATTTAAAATAATTTTGATAATCTTGATTGCTTGTAATCCAAACATTGCCTACACCAGTAACATTAAACTCTGCTGCGTCATATTTAATTACTTCTCCATTAGAATAAAAATATCCTTGGTATCTTGTAAGCCAATAAACGTTTTCTCCTAAGTCCATGACATTATTTGTAATTACATGATTTACAACTGTTGGAGCAACTGCAGTTAAGTCTGAATTAAGTGGCATTGCGCCTAAAACATATTTGCCTTGTTTTGATGCAACCTCATTTATTGTTTTGGTTGAGTCAGTTCCTGAAACTTCCCATAAAAGCGAGGGTTTATAAATCCAAGTTTTTTCTCTATCTATCATACTTGATTGACGAATAGATCCATAAGATCTTTGTATATATCTAGAAGTATAGTTTATTTTTCCATTATTATAAACCTTTTTATCTTCTGATGATATAGAAATAATATTAGGAACTGTACCAGATGTTTGATTTTCAATAATTCCATCTTGTGTTTGATTGTTGGATCCAGATAAAGTCATGTTTATTGTTCTTGATGTTGATAGCATATAGTTTTTGCTCATTACAATAAAATTATTATATTCATCAAAAAACATTGCACTCTGTGTTGCTACTGCTAATTGATTTAAAACTTCTGCAACGGTTTGATCTGGAGCAATAAAGAAAAACGGAATAATTGGTTCTGGTTCATTGGTTTCTCTATAAAATGCATAATTGCTAAAACCAATATAGTCAAGCAATAAACTAATTGCGTAACTAAGTGATACTTCTGTTACTAGCATTCTTGGTGCTGGATTTGATTCTAAGAAAAAATAAAAATCTCTTAATTGAAGTTGTAATGATCCAGCAGTAACATCTGCCTGTGGAAAACCATCTGAGTATAAAGTTTTAATAGGAACCCAATAGTCAAACCCTTCTACGTTTAATATTTTTTCATAGAAAGTAAATTTAATATTTTTACGAATATAATCTTTTACGATGCTTGAAGAATTATTGTCATTAAAGGCTTGATCGTCATCAAACAAAGATAGCGAGCCAGTTGATGCAAGTAGTTGTCCTACTGGTAAGGCAGAACTACCAAGATCTGAAAGAATCTTTTTAACATTATATTCAACAACCTTATCTGATATATCTACTACTAGCCTTGGAGACATTTCAATTAAGTCAAAGGTAGAGTCAAACTTATTCATTCTTTCTACTGCTACTCTTATGCCACGAATATTTTGAAATTCTCTATATACCGTGCTGCCATTGGTTCCTTCTTTAAAATATGCAGGGTTTGTTAAATCTTTTACAAAAGTTGTTTTATTATTTATTTCTTCACTACCAAGTATCCAACCATATGCAGGAGTAAAGGTTTCGTATTCATTTGTTGTTCCATTCCAAACATGAAATTGTCCAACTTCTTCATCATTTTCAACAACTAAATACGCATAACCATTAATTGATTGATCTGGAAGAAGTGTGGTTGATGAAAGATTTTCTGCAAATATAAATGTTTCTTTAAATTTATCTGGTATGTTTGTTATTCCATATTGTAATTCAACATATCCATCATGCTTAACAATTTGTGTTCCATCTTCACGTAAATCATTTTCATTAAATACATAGGCATCTGTCCAGTTATTTCCATCTAAATATTGAATTCTCCATCTTGTTGGAGTTGTTCTATTGCTATTTCCAAAAAATGGGTCTGCAAATGTGGTTGTAAGGTTTGTAAAAGTACCAAGATCAATGTCTCCCACGTTTGTTTGCATTTTAACCACAAGTCTATTTGCGGGTACATTATTTTTATAAACAACAAAAGGAACTGCATCATCTATATAGTAATTTCCATTAACAGTTATATTTGCAATACCTCTTTCAGTACCATTTTCTGTTCTATAAGATGTAAAATATTTAAATTGATCATATCTTGAAGCCATGTAATATCTTGGTCTTCTTGCAAGTTCTCTACCAGAGTTGGATAAAAACTTACCTTTAAATGCTGTTGCTTTGTTAATTCCTGATCTTGGTCTAAATGGTTTGACGCAATCCTCAAGAGAATATAATAATTTTAGTTTTTCTTTAGTAGATGTAAAGGTTTGTGGCGTTCCATCATTTTCAAACCCTCCATCAATAACAACATCTGCATCCGTTGCCCCTGTATAAAATAAGCCAGTATCTTGGGGATCAAATGTATTTAATAATGTTAAGAATTGAGAGTTTTGTTCTTGTGATCTGTATCTGTAGTTGCCAAGTTTAAATATATTATCTGGCATATTCATATTCCACTCAGCAAGAACTAGTGACTGAGTTTGTATTGTTCCAGATGTTTCAAAGTGGTCTTTTAATTCGGTACTTTCAAACATTTAGACTTCTTCCAGTGTTACCGATATATTCCAAAGGTCATGATTTGTTCCACCACGTTTTACGACGGAATAACTAAAGTCTGCAAAATATACTTGAATAATTTGATTATATCTATTTAAAGCATTATACTGATAATTCTGTCCTTCAAAATTTGTATATTTATCATAAGCCAAATACATCCAGAATGGGCCTTGATGGTTTTCATACCAGTCAAGTAGTTCTACGCCACCTGCACCACCATCTGCCGTATATTCATCTGTTGTTCTTATATCTGGTGATAGTCCTGTTGTTTCATTATATTCCGCCAAACCTGCGTAACCTCTTGATGGAAGCATATTCCAAGATACTGACATGCTTAACTTATCTGCAATGTGATAAGAGCGCATACGACCATTTATAGTTCTTTGACGTTGTTCAATTCGCTGGGTATTAAATTGCATATCCCCTCTATTATGATCAGATAAAATAATAAATTGATCTAATAGGTCTGGATCTGTTTCTGCTGTATCTGCTCCAACCTCAATGCCAGTAGGCACGTAGAAGCCATTGCTAAGCGTTCCAGCATTGTTTGCCCACAAAATTCCTTGTGGTCTACTAAATCTACGTCGTCCAGTTAAATATGCGCTGGTAGCCATTATTGTCTTTGTCCTCTAATTCTTTGAGCATCAACATTTTTAACTTCTCTCATAACTGCTCGTGCAATTTCGTTAGCATTTGCGTTATTTCCATTAATATTGAAGCCTAGATTATAATTATACACTGCCGTTGAGTTGTCATTCATAGATGTGGAAATGTTGTTTACTGGAACTATAGTAGATCCTCCAATACCGCCAAGCATTGACGGATACTTAGATTCATTTATAGATTGAAGCAATGGACCAAACTGTTGTGCTGCTGCTTTGTTAACAACAAATTCTCCAGGAGTAAGCATTGTTGGGACGGTATCTGAACCAACAGCCATTCCGCCAGTAGCCATGTATTTAACTTTTCCACCATACATTTTACGTTGTGTTATTTTATTAAGTTGTGCAACCTTGCTATTGACTGCTGCAATAGTTCCTTTAATTGATGTCAAAACTGCTGCTTTTTGTGCTTCAGTTGCATTTGCTGGTGTTATTGTTCCAGACTTAAGACCTTGTGTAATATAGTTAATATCTGTAGAACCAGAGTTCATCTTTAATGCTGCTGCTGCCCTCATAGAGTCAAGAATAGATTTCCAGGATGCTGCTGCAGAACTAGAAGATTTTGCAAGTGCATCTATGTCTGTAACAAGGCCATCTGCATGTCTATTTGCTGCGTCTACATATTGTTGTATAAAGTTCCATTCTGATCTTGTCATTCCATTAATTTGTAAAGATGTTTGTTCTTTTTGAATTTGAAACTCTAGATCAGATAGTAGTTGTCGTTTTGCATCTGCTTGTTTTTGAAGTGGCTCAAGTTGTAAAACTTCAATATTATAAATTTGATCACTTAAAGTAACAATCTGCGCTTCAATTTGTTTTCTAGTCATCTTTTGACCATTAACAACTGCAGTTATAGATGAAATCTCTCTTTGTTTTTGTGCCTCTAAGTTTGTTGCTGCAGTATCAAGGCCAGTGCCTAATCTATTAATTGCTTCTTGTGCTGCTTCTGCTCTCATCTCTTGGGCTGCTGCTGCTGCTGCGGATATGTCTCCTTGTGTTAATGCATTGGCAAGACCAAGTTGTTTTTGTTGTTGTGAAATTAAAAATGCATTAATTGATTTTACTGACTCAAGAGCATCTCTTTGTTTATTTAAAGATTCAATCTTTTTATCATAAGTTTCAGTAATTGCAGTTTCTTGTCTACCAATTAAATCAAGAGTGCGATTATAAGATTTAACCTGTGAATTAATATTATTTATTTGATCTTGTATTTTATCAATTGCTCTTTCATCAATACTAATATTTAACTCTAATTGCTCTGGAGTCATTCCATTTACTGATTTAAATGTTTCCCTTGCTCTTCTTTCAATTTCTAAAAACTTGTAATCAAACTCTTCACTTAACTTTTCTGCTGCACCCTCTGCTAATTCATCTGCTTGAAATTGAACAGCCTTTAATGCTGCTTCAAACTTTCTAGTTTCAATAGTTGCTTTTCGTGTTTCATCTGCCATCTTTTGGAATGCTTCAGGTTTTATTTTTCCAGTGGCTATTGCTGCTGCAGTTGCTGGATCTGCAAGCATCTGTAGTGCAGTAGCAGCGTCAACACCCTTTTTCTTAAGTTGATCAAGGGCTTTAGACTGAATGCTTTGTTCGTTTTTAATTGTTTCTTGTTGTCTTAAATAAATACCAGCCTGAACTGTAGGGAATAGTTGATTTAGTGCTTTTCCATATTTACTTAAAACTAATTGACCATTTTTTGCTTTATCTGTAACTTTGTCAAAGAAGTTTGCTGCATCTTCTGCACTTAGACCTTCGGCAAATTGAAGAACACTCTCATTAACTTTTAACTTTGATAATTTACTGACAATACCATCAAAATTGTTTATAGTTTTTCCACTACCAAGTTGTTTTAATAATTCTTGCCAACCACCAAGAGCATTCACAGATTCTTTTCTAAATAATTTTAATTTTAATAATAGGTCATCAACAACTGTGGCTTTTCTTGAACCTGGTTCTGGTGGAGTGTTACCGCCTGGTATTTCAACTGCTGCTGCATTAAATCCTCTTGCTATGTATTCTGGAACAGAAAGACCTTCTGCTTTTGCTGCTGCTATTAATGATGGATCTTCTTTTCCAACTAAATAGTTAATAAGCAATGTTTTATCTATTAAAGATTTTTTGTCTGATAGTTTTTCAAAATTATCTACAGCATCTTGGAATAATTCTGGATTTGCGCCAGCAAGTTTTTGAACAACCGTTTTATCTATTTGAGTTGGCAATCCTTCAATTTTTGACAATGCGGCATTTGCTACTGTTAATTGATTTACTCCATTAACGCTAAGGTCTAACTGAACTCCATATTTTTGTTGGAATTTTGCAAGAATATCTAAAGCAGTCATATCTTTATCAAAATCAACTTTGTTAGTATTTATATAATTAAGCATTAAATCAATAGTCTTTGCACCTGCTCCAGTTTGAGAAATTAATTCAAGCAATGTGCTGGCATTTGCAAAACCTTCTTTTTCTACAACAGTTTTGATTTTTGTTTCAATTTCTGGAACTTGTTTAGATGCATCTAAAAGAGCAATTACTGCATTTGGAGTTAATTGACCAGATGCAAAACCAATTTGAATTGTCTTTTTAAAATCTGTATTTGCAAGATCATTTAATTCATCTTTAGCAATATCTTTAAATACTTTTACGGCATCTGAAGCATCTTTGTATAAATTATCAATAGATGTTGAAATTGCTTTATTAAAGTTTTCTGCTGATATTTGACTTGATAGTGAAACAACATCATTTATAGTTTGTTTATTTGCAGTGTTTAATTTATTTAAGTCTGCTTTTCTTTGTGCTTGAAGTTTTATAATTTCTTGTTCTGTTTTGGCATTTTTAATTTTTAGATCATATTGTTGGTTTAATCCATCTACAAGTTGTTGGTTTTGATTAATTGCTTCAAGT